GGTTAATGCCATTGGATCACCTTTAACTTTTGCTTTAACTTTTAATGAAAGGGGAAATTTTTTTATAAGTGAGATGGGGGGCGGTGTCCGAGCACTTGGCTCTCAGAACTTTTTACTCCCCCCACCACTATAAAATTTCCTTGCATCTTTCTTTTATCTTTTCAAAGATCTTTTGAGTAAGAAATAAATCAGAATCTTTAAGTACAACATTGGTATCTGTAACTGCCTTTTCTTCTACTATTGTTCCGCTCTCCACAACTCTTAAATTAATACCTTGAGGAATAGGCGAACCAAACAACCTAATGTGTTCTTCAAGCGACAGAGTCATAGCCTACTCTCCTTCAATGTCTTCTCTTTATGACAAGGCACACACAAGCTCTGAAGGTTTGATTCATCATCATTACCACCTTGAGCGATATTAACGATGTGATCTAACTCAAGCTCCATGGTCACAACACCACAGCATTGACATGTGTACTTATCTCTTAGATGTATCTTTGCCTTGAGTCTACGCCATGGACGACCACCACGACCTGAACCCCAGCTATTCTGCCTTGGTGTTCTTTGTGCATGTAGTCTCGGCTTCAGTGTTTGTAGTTTCATTTATAAACTCAACTTTCACATCACCACGCAATAGCATTGTCTTTACTTCGTCTTTACGCCTATCTATTTGATAAGGATATCGATAGATACATGCAAGCCCTTGCTCTTCGTTAGCCCAAACCACTCGCTTAACTTCATTGCCGTTGACTAATACTTTCCGTCTACCTTTCCCATCATTCGCACTATGGAACATATGACACCTCACTCAATCCAACGTCTTATTGCTATACGCCACAACAGACTCTTGTTCACTAAGCTGCATTAGCAACTCATTGTTCTGTTCCAGTGCTGCCAGTATCACCTGATCCTTGTTCGCTACCTGCTGGATCAGTGTTGTGTTCTGCTCCACTATCTGTGACAACAGTTGAAGTATTTCTTTGTTTCCGCAACTGCAATCTTTCTTTGAATAGTTGGTATTGTTGTTTGATCCAGTCACGACGTTCCTCACATCCTTTACAGGCCATATTCGCCTCTAACCAATAACTCTTGCCAATTCGATTTTTTCTTTGCCAACTTTGGCTAAATATTTTCTTAACTTTGACAACGCTTGCTTTTCAGTCTTAGCAAATACAGTAAAAAGCGGCTTTGTTGTTCCCAATTCAACCCAATGATATTGATTCATAACTATTCCAACACATACTTAAGATCATCAGGCGTTTCCAAATAACACCCGTTTTTATTGCAGAATGCATGAATGTCATTAAGGTATTCAGTGAATTGAGCTGTGCTTGCATCTGTAGTGCTCATTAGCTCACATAGGCCGTTTGCCACATCTTGGTAGAGTGGATGCTTTGAGTCCTTCAACTCTCTTACAGCTTTGAATGTTTTCTTGTATTGGCCAACGTCATCACGGTCATAGATTTTTGCTAGGAAGTTCTTTTTGAAAAACAGATGCTCGTAGTCTTTATCTGTACCTTGCTTCTTAGCCCATTGATTAAGCCACATCCAGTACAAACGATTCTGAGCTTTCGTCCTGTCTTTCTCTTGTGGTGCAATTAAAACCACTAAAGGCTTCCCTTCACTCGCTGCCTTTGCATGATTAGTATTGAGATAGCCAATCACATAGTTGATGTCAGAATGGTTTTTGATGACGAATCGTGGTTCCATTTTGACCTCGCAATAAAAAACCACCCTTAAGGTGGTTCTGGTTATTCTCCAGTTAGTGTTTTCTGGAATGCTTTATTAATTTTCTCTTTAACTTCTTGATCGAGATTTGCTTCATATATCAAAATCATTCGTGCATGATTAAATTCATATGAAGTTCTGTCATATTCAGTACTACCTAAATAGTGGTCCAGCTGATCACTTTTACTAACGCCAGAGAATCCAAAGCCATTTTCATTAACAGTAGCTTTAACGTAGTCACTTATTTTCATTTTTAATGCCTAATTTTCAAGAACATTCAATATATCAAAAAACATCCTCATCTTTAAGACTAAGCATCCGCTCTGTTTTTTCTAACATCTTGTCGAACCATTCTTTAGATTCTACCCGTCCCATCCCTCGATACTGGTCAAACCATTGATGGCAGTTATGGCACAATGGAATAGTGTATTTATCATCTGCTTTAATCCCCTTGCCTTTACCATGTTCACTGAAATTAGAATGAGCCACTTGTGAGTGAGGATAGCCGCATCTAACGCATGGCAGCTTTCTTATTTCGTTTAGCCTCTTTGTCGAACGCATTTTCTAGGTTCTCTATTCTAGTTCTGAGAGTGTTTACTTCACGCTGACATTCAGTCTTAAACGTATGGCTGCTGAATAAATGGTTATAGTTTTCTAACCGGCTAAGATTACGTTTATAGATTTCTAAATTCTTCTTCGCTTCGATTAGATCCATTGGCTACAACTCTATATTATGTTTAGCTAGTTTCTCTTTGCGCCATTCTTCTTTTTGCTTTTTAGTTTTAAGCAACCCATTATCATCGGGATCAACACTAGAGCCTGTAACTATGCAAGATAATAAGACTATGAAGAAAAACACAGGTATGCCAACAATTACAGCCAAAATCATTAATAAAAATTCCAGCATGATCACCTCACCTGTATTAACTTAGATGAAGCAACCGACTGGGAATCCCCGGTCCACTATAACAGTATAAATTGCTTCTCTAAATTAATTGGTGGTTCTGGCTGGATTCGAACCAGCATCAGCCGATTATCTGTCGTTACGAGGTATAAGCTCGCTGCTCTACCATTGAGCTACAGAACCATTGGCACGCCATGCAGGACTCGAACCCGCATCAATCACACTAGAATTATGATGTCTTATCCAATTAGACGAATGGCGTAAAAAAGAAAACCCTGTCAAACGACAGGGCTACAAACACTTAATCTTTCCACACTTTCTGCATTCTTTCTGATTGAACATGTCGGATTCATACTCCCAAACATGAAAACAGAATAGTTGCCTGATAATTCGGAGCATGTGAACATCCAAAAAGCAAAGGAAACGTAGCGAAAGCTTTAGAATTGTTTATCCAATTCCGCTTGGTGAAGTTTTTCTTTCAATAAATAGCCTTCAAGTTGCCAAATCTTTTCACGAGCATTTTTATAGGCAATTTCTCGTCCTATCTTCTCGTCAAAGTTTTCTGGACTAGCGCAAGCCGATTCGCCAGTGACTGTAAATCCGTTTTCTAAAGATAGAATGCAGATAGTTAAGCAACTTGCGCCACAATTATCTTTATAATCTTCTGCATAATAATCTGGCGTAACTCCACCATTGATAAAGCGAACTGCTTTAATCTTTGAATCGATATGATCGGGCGTAATGCGTGGTGCATTCAATCCTTTTGTTTGAATCTCTTGCTCAATCTGTTGTTCATTTGACATTCTTCTTCTCACTTTTCGATAGGCAACAAAAAAGCCCTACGTTTAAGCATCGACTAGAAATCCAGTACAGCACATCGGAATCCAATGTTCTAAGCTCGTAGGGCATAAAAGCAAAAAGCCCATCGGATGATGAGCTTTTAAAATTGGTGAGAACCCTTGAGGCTTACAGACTATTTCACTCTAGGGCATATTTAATCTCGATCGGCGAAAGACGCTGTAAGAATCCATCACCTAGTGGCACCTTACTTACACTTCGCACCACTCTAACATAAATATGCCACATGCCTTGTACAAGGTCAAGTTCTATACCTATTTGTATTTAATAAAACTATAACGGCAGTGAATTGCAGCTAAACCACATTTAACATCTGCTCTAGCATCATTTTGGGAATAGACAACAACCATATCTCCAACTGGATTCATTTGAGTTACAACCATTTCTGACCAAGAGTTGTTATAGAAGTATCTTTTGATTACAGCATCAAGCCAACCGTCTAATACTTCTGACTGCCCTTGCATATCTAAGATGAGGCGTTGAACTGCACGCGCTTCATTGTCTGTGATTTCACACGTAATGCCTTTGCCACGCCCTTTAGGGATAACTGAATCATCAGAACACAGCCAATCAGCCATGATCTGCTCTTTGCCTTTCACCTCCTGCTTGCGCTTTTTGGCAGCCTGATCCATAGCGACAGCAATCGGGTTTATGCTCTTTCCACAAGTTCCAGAATTTGAGTACATCCAAGCCCCAAATTGATAAAGCCATTCTTCTAGACTGTATTTGGTCCAGTCCGTTGTTTGCATAATGTGATTTACTGCCGCATTCATACCGTCACCTACTTACCAAATACTGTCATCAAAACTATTGCCACCATAAGTACCGAAAAGATAATTACGACAGCCTTGTTGTAGTCCATCTCTATCCCCTTACATCCAAATACTTACCAACTTGCCGATTGAACCGATTACGATTAGCAGCAATCCGAAGAGAATGTACTGCAAGCCTTTGTCATCCTTTAGTTCCATCACGCCACCTCAAATCATCAAATACTTTTTAATTTCATCTATGGCTTCATCTGCACCGAAGCAGACTTTGCACATGTAGCCTTGTTCTTCTAAGCGTTGGATCATGAGTCTTTGACTTGGTTGTAATTTGCCTTTCTTTGACTTCAACTCAATCCATAGCCCGTGTATCTCACCATTTGGAACAATTAGTTGAAGGTCTGGAACACCAGCCTTCACGCCTAACTTCTTGAACTTTGCAGCTTCAATTATGTTTCTTGAGCCACCATTAGGAATATGAAACAGGTAATCACTCAAACGTCCTGAACCATACTTCACACGATGCGCCCAACTCATGAGCGTCATCTGTTCTTGATCTTCTGTAGGCACTCGATTAAATCGCTTTGAACGAGCTGCCTTTTGTGACTGGACCCTTTGAGCCTCTTTGAATGTGGTCATTTGACATACTCCGTAATTAAGCGGATAACCAAAACCATAGTTAAAGTCGCTGCTATTACTCCCCAAGCAAAAAAGAAACCTCTGCCAAACCACTCCATAATTGCAGGAGTTGAAAGCTCTCCGTTATACCAACGCCATGCGTACTTGATAGATACAAATAAAGCTGCACCGTAGATGATTGCTATCGCAAAGTCTTTCATCCTTCCCCCTTGAGCGCTTGCTCTAACTCTTTGAACCTTGCACAAACGTAGTTTGTAGGCTCTCCAACAATCACAGGCTTCTGCATAAGTTCTAGTGCCTTATCCACCCGCTTTTGCAGCTTCAGCATGTTTATGCCTTGTTGGATGTATAAGGTTTGCAATTCGTCACGTTCTTGCTTGATCTTTTTTAAGTGAACTTCATGACCAATCATCTCGCCATGATATGAAGCTTTAAGCTCCTCCACTTTTGCTTGCTGGTGTTGCCATGTAAGCCATGCGCCATTAATGATTTCGTTTTCATATTCATTTCGATGATTTAAATTAAGATCTGAATCCGTGAAATAGTTGCAAAAGTACTGCGTTGTCTTAAACCACTGTTCAAACTCTTCTCTACACTTATCCATCTCAAACACCCCTCGATTGACAGTTAGGCGAAATGTGGTTTTCTATGGGGAAGTCGTCACCGAGTTCATTGTCAATGCGGTGGCCTACTGCCTTTTCTTGTGGCTCAGCATGTCTGAATTTGATTGATGAAAATGCCTGCCTGTAATCGTTAATCCCAAGAAATCTACCGCCATCTAAAACAGCTTCTACAGTGTAAATCTCTGTATCGTCTGATTTACTGTTTTGAAATACGACCCTATCCCCGACTTTAAACTCACTCATGGCTGGTTCCTTTTTCCACAACATCCAATTCAATGATTTTGTAAACCTTGCCTTTCACTTCAAAAGGCTGACCATTAGTTGCTTTCTCAACCCAACTGCCATACGAATATGCAAAGCCCCAAATAAAGCAGCATAAGCAGAAGAACAACGTAAACCAGATGCTATTCATTCCCCGCCTCCGTATATTGATTCGTAATTGATAATGTGGGCCTTCAAGTACTTGTAGTACTTACCCATCTTTACGACTGCTTTAGCATCTTTTAAGCCACCAAATGCATTAACACGATCAACCGAATGCACTAGACGCTTGAGGTCAGCCATGTTCACAAGTTCAATTCTTGGATTAAAACGATCTGAATACTTTTTGGCTTTAGTGCAGTAGCACAGCGTTGAGTAGTAGCACTCCATGTATTTGCTTGGGATGCCCTCAACCACCTCTCTCGCCTTCTTCTCGCCAAACTCACGAATAAACTGCTCTGGTTTCATACCCCCTCCTTGTAACGTTTAGTAATGGCTTCCTGCTTGAGTTGGTCTAGCATTTTCAGCTTTCTTAATTTCTCATAGAGGTTCGCTGCTGCTCTTGTTTCTTCATTACGAGTACCGAGGTTGTACGCTCTACGCAGCTTCATCATTGCGTTGTAATCTACAAATTCGTTCATGCTTTCAGCTCCCCTTTAACATTCAGCAAGTCCTTTGCAAACTGAGTTGCCTTGTAAGTTGCGTATGAGTCCTTTTCCAAGTAGCCGCTTTTAATTAATTCCTGCACATAGCACTGGATAGTGTTGTTGGGCGCATCTAACACATATTCACGCAAGTCTTTCATTGTGAAAGGTTGTGTTGCATGAGTAGCGAAGAGCAAAATGTCAAAAATATTTTGAAATGCTTTAACTCGTTTTATTGCTTTCACGCCGCACCTCTCTCTTCCACTGGGAATGACATGCCTACGAAACGACAAATATCTAAACGGTCCTGAACCTTTACAGATCCGCGCTTCCCATGACGGTTTTTAGCAATGATCAATTCAGTTACGCCTGTAGGTGCATTTGTCTCTTTTTCGAGTAATGGGTGGACCATGATAATTTGGTCTGCATCCTGTTCAATTTGACCTGAGTCTTTAAGGTCGCTTGCAACAGGTTTATGTCCTTCTGCTGCTCGGTTGAGTTGAGCTAATGCAATTACTGGACAATCGAACTCTTTAGCCATAGCTTTTAAATCACGGCTAATTGATGCAACTTCCTGAACACGGTCTTTTTTAGATGGGTCACGAATTAAGCCCAAGTAGTCCACAATGATGCAGCCTAGAGCCTTATATTTGCGTTTTGCTTTACGCGCATAGCTTTGGATTTCAGAAATGGTTGGCTTCTGCTTCTCTTCAATAAAAATTGGAAGGTTACGGAACTGAGCTATGGTGCCAGTAAGCTTTTCAAACATCCCGTCATAAATTTCCCCATTGTGCAGATTGTTATATGGGATATGCCCTAATGCTGAGATCATGCGGTTGGTTAGGGTTGGCGTATCCATCTCAGCAGAGATAAATAAAACAGGCATGTTGTAGCGCTTAGCAGTTTGCATTGCACACATCTGCGCGAGTGTTGACTTGCCACTACCTGGACGACCACCAATAACACAAAAATGTCCTTTCTCGATTGTGCCAAGAAGGTTATCTAAGTGAGGAATATTAAATTGAACTCCAATAAACCCTTTTTCTTCCTTCTGGGCGATTTTCTTCTCGAAACGTTCTAAAGTTTTTTCTAAGGCTTGATTGAAATCAAAACCAGTTTGCTTCTGTTCGATAGTGCTACTTGATGTGCTGAATAGGTTCTCAGCTTCAAGGTAAATATCACTTACTGTTAAGTCTTTTGCCCGTCCAGCAATGGCAAGTCCAATGCCTTCAACTTCACGGTGATTTTTTAACTTTGTTAATTCAGCAACAAAGTATTCAAGGTGATGCACACTACCTATAGCGCTGTTTAGTTGAATTAAATATTCTTCACCGCCGATATCGTTTAGCAGATTTCTTTCTTGAAGATGCTTGCCAACGAATACAGCGTCATATGGCATATCAGCATTTGATAACTCAACAATGGCGCGATAAATGATTTTGTGCCGTCCAGCGAAGAAATGTTCCTCAGTCAAATCGTTTGCAACTACTTCAAGTGAGTTGCTTGTTGTCATGAGTGCAACAAGAACACTCTGCTCAATAGAAATATTTTGGATATCAGAACTCATTACCAATCTCCATAATTAAGATCAGCATTTTTCATATCTGCTGGTGTTTGTTGTTGTGCAGAACCATTCAAAGTTTCAAATGCTGGCTTCCAGTTGTAACGACTAGCAAACCCAATCCACGATTCACTCAAAACAATACGAGCTGCATCATTAGTTGAAATCCCTGCATTGCAGCTTTCGTGGTAATGCTTGATCACAGCATCAAGAGTTAATGGTTTTTTAAGGGTCTTACGGTATTCATTGAATCGTTTAGCAACCTCAAGATCTAAACCGATAGCGACAAGAGCTTCACATGGTTTCTTCCCTTTCAAGATTTTTTCAAGCTCAGCCGTGCTTAACTTACTATCTGTAGTAATCTCTGTAGTATTCTCTGTATATGTGTCACCCTCCAGGTGGGGAGGGTCTTCCCTGTAGGGTGGGAGGTCATAACTTTCAAGTGAGGAGGGTCCTACCGTAGAAGTTAGGAGGGTGGTCACTTCAAAGAGAACATGGGTAACTAATTCAATGAACAAAACATTGCTAAGTTTTTGACCATTTACATCTACAGAGCGGAAGTGACGCTTGATCACGCCGAACTTTTCAAGACGATCTAATGCTTCTTTAACTTGCTTCCTTGAGAATCCAAATTGATCTGCTAGACTCTGATATGAGCGTTGCAATAAATCAGCTTTGAATTTTTTCTTTACCGAAACGATATGCCCAGAATCTTCATCACGGACAATAGTCGGACGATGCCAATAAACAATTTCTGAAAGCAAAATGACCGCATTTGTATCGGGCTTTCCATTTTCCAATTTGAAAGTATTAAACCAATTAGCAGGAATGACATTGCCTTCAATATTGAGGCTGGCAATTTTGTCTACAACCGGATGACCTGTGGTGTATAAGCTCATACAACACCACCTTGCTTAAATTCCTTATACAGCTCATCAATTTCTTCAATGAAGAAACTATCTAAATCAGAGTCATATAAGCGTTTTAAAGCTCCATATCGATTTACAAACTCAGGGTACTTAGATTCGTACCACTGAATAAATTTAAAAGTGGTTTTACTCATCTAGTTCCCCTTCTCTACTGTTTCTGCTAATATTGAATAGTTCATTTGGTCCTTCTCCGATTGAACACGAAGCCTGATTTCCGAGATCAGGCTTTTTCTTTGTAACCAAGCTCAAAACACATTCCGAAATCTTCAATGTCATCTTGAAAGAGGTCGTCAATGGTTTGCTTGCTTTCCATCCACGCTTTTGACATCACAAAAAGCGCATTCAGCTTTTCTTCACTAATCATTCGATATTTCTTGAGTACAGTTTTGAATCCAAGAACATCCAATAGCACTAAACAGTTCTCAAGCTCAGTCAAGCCATTGGATTTTCTATCATTTTTCATTCGTGATAATGTGCTTGGATCAATCCCCAACTGTTCAGCAACCTGACTTTGATTGCTTGATGCAAGGGCTTGCAAAACTCTAGAAACTTCATTTCTAGCCCTTGCACTCAATTCGGTTGATACTTTGCTCATGGTTAGGTCCTAAGCGGTTAATGCTTGTAAATCGGCTTTAAGTTTGCCTTTGGTTTTGACTTGCAGGACTGCTTGAGTTCTGGCTGGTATACCGTTGTTTTCCCACTTCCAAAGGGTCACAGTTGAATATCCAGTTTTTTCAGACAACTCTTTTCGATTTTTGCAGTCGTGGTATGTCATGAGATCACTAATTTTCATGGTTACACCGAGTTAACTATGGTTAATAAATCCAATTTACCACTTGTTAACCATAGTTTCAATAGATCGTATTAACATTAGTTAATGTTTTTGGAATATTTGTTATGTCTTTACACTCTCGAATTAGGCAAAAACTTGAAGAAAAAAAATTAAGAGCCGCTGATTTAGCAAGAGCAACAAAAAAATCTCCTGTTGCTGTAAAGAAATGGCTAGATGGCACTAGCGTCCCTACAGCGGAAAACTTGAAAGTCATAGCGAAATTTTTAGGTGTGAGTGACGATTGGTTGCTTTATGGCGGACCGGTTGAACAAGAATCGAACAATTTACCTCAATTAAATGTTCTTGATATTGAAGCCTTTAAGCAGAAGTACAATATTCCAGATAGTGAAGAAGCTGTTAAATTTGTCCAAACACCAACTAAGCCATTCCCTATTCAAAAAAGATACGTTCCTGTTAAAGCCTATTCAAAAATGGGTATGGATGGGTATTTCACAGATATGGGTTACGAAGGTAACGGTGGTGATGGATATGTTCCAACTCATACAGCGGGTCCAAGAGCCTATGGCATTAAAGGCACTGGCGACTCAATGTTTCCAGCAATTCGGAACGGTTGGTATGTAGTTTGCGATCCAGATGCAGAGCTTGTGCCGAATGAGTTTGTTCAGGTGTGCTTGAAGGATGGAAGATGCACAATTAAAGAATTTGTCGGCATCAATGGTGGGGTTTTAAGTTTGCTTTCTGTGAATGGTGGTGAGCGATTTTTCTTTGAAATGGATGAGGTAGAAAGCATTACAGCTATTACTGACATCGTACCACCAAGTCAGCACAGACAAGAACATCCTTATTCGCATTAATCACAGGAAGACTTATGGACAATTCAAAACTACCAATCAACCAGATTATTGCTCGCATCAATGATGCTGCGAAACATGGTGAAGCTTTGGTGCTAACAGCCGAAGAGGTGAAGATTCTTTCTAAAGATATTGGCGACAAAGTCTTTATTCCTGTGCTTACTAATGAGCAGGTCGTGCAGTTGGTAAAAGAAGGAAAGCTTGGGCAGAAAATTAAATAATAAAAAAAGACCGATGATAAGTCGGTCTTTCCATCCAAGCTTAGGAAGGTCTTGGATTGACTAATGTTGGCAGCATTAGCCTTTGCGCCCACCAATATCACAAGATAATTGATAAGTTGAGAATAACATATGTTTGGAGAATTAGTAAAAAAGATTAAGACTTGGTACAAAGGAGATCCAGGACTAATTGATAGCAACCCTGCAACTGGAATTATTACAGTAGTAAGAGAACCATATCGTCATTGGGCGGCTAAATTATTATCCTACCATGTTGGCTTTTTCATATTCCTGATTAATTCAATAAAACGCCACCCGAATGCATTTGTATCTCAAACCTTAGCAATTATCGCCATTCTTGTATCTTTTTATTTTCAGTTTTATGGAGGCAATAATGAGTATAAGCGCTGCGCCATAACACATTCCAACGACCATGAGGTTACAGTAAATTGCAGGAAGTGACGTTGCTATTATTACTAGACTCATAGCCATTATCAGATAATTGCTTTCATTATTCATATCTATAAACTCACTGTGAACCCGACACAGTCTTTACAACAGATCGGGTGGAGAAAAAATGCAACAATTTCAAGTAAATTCCGAACTAATTGAATTAGTGACTTATGAGCCTAAAAGCCAAACTTTACACGTGCGATTTACTGATAAAGGAGAAGTTATTTTCTCATTCGTTGGTGCAGATGTTGTGAATGGCCTCTTGTCATCTAACAGCAAAGACGACTATTTCAAGAAAGAAATTATGGCAAACTCAACATTTAGAAAACGCCATCAAATAAAGAGCAAAATCAGTAAAAGTCTATTTCAGGATTAAGCTCTTTTAGATTATCAAGCAGACCTGTGATATCTATTTTCACCAGACTAATTAAATTCTTCTTCTCAACTATATCTAGCGCGAATAAAATGTCAGTTGGGTCTGCTCTCACTAATGTTTGTTCTTTGAGTTGAACAGGACATCCATGCAATAACAACCACATACCCTTCGGCAATATAATATCCTTTTTGAGCAGCTCCATTTCTTCAAAAGCAGTTTTGAAGCAAGGGTCTATATATTTCATAATAAACTCCAAACAACCCACCCCGTGTGGGTTTTCTTTTGTCTATTAAAGCATGAATTATAGTTAATAAAAAGATTAACCATTGTTAACTTTTCTCTTGACTAAAAAATTAACCATAGTTAATATTATCTCATCAACAAACAAAAACCGCCATAGGGTTCGAAGACTAGGCGGTTTGCATCAAATGCGGAGATAAGTATGAATCAAAGAATTGAAAAGTACAAGTTTAGCCAAGCCTTCCGGGATGGCTCGAAAGCATTCGTAGCTTTCTGGGTTATCACCTTCATTGTATTTGCATTCCTAAAAGGCTGTGCCGACGAGCAATATGCCAACGAACTCAAAGCAAAACAGAACATGTATGTCCGCGTTCAGGTTGAGGGGGTGAAGTGATGAAGATCTATTCGATTGAAATTAATAACCTTGGATGTACGGGCATGATGCTTGGATCTGCTGTTCCTAATGGAAGTCTTGGTGTTGTAGTTGATGACTATAAATTTGAAGTATATGAGCGTCTTGGATGTGCCATTTGGTCTAGATGTGGCGAGATTCTTCATATCTATCAACATGCACCAGGAACAAAAGAGGGTTTTGGTGGTTCAAAGATAAGTTTACGTATTAAAGAGCCTTCATGCATGTTTCCTAAGATACAAGCTGCTCGCGTTCATACATTCAAAGGTGATCTTTGGGATGGCTCAACAGCAAACAAACTAGTTGCTGAACACTTAGGCACTAAGCTCTTCAATGTGGGTATCAAGAAGTTAAGAGATAGAAATTCATGTTTTTGGGCAGGCAAAGTAACTGAAAAATTCATGGAAACACTTTCTAAGGCGGTAATCCTTGGTCAACCAGTTCAAGGCGACTTTAGTGAAGATTTAAAGGAGCCCTCTCATGGATAACTACAAAATCAAAGTTAAAGATGAAGCTGAGAGCAAAGAGGCTCAGGAGTTGTTTTTTGAGTTGGGTTATAGCTGGTCAATACATGGCAAGACCTTTAATAAATCTGTAGAAAATGGAAGTTATATCTTCCCTCAAAGCAATTACTTTTTGCAGCATGGTTTAGGCCTTAGCTCTACAGAAATTACTTTCCCTCAGCTACGCGACCTTGTTGTGTTGAAGCGGAATGATGTGAAGGATAAGACACATCGCGACAAGCGGGATGAATCAATCTATTTAACTAGCGACAAGGTTATTTATTACTGGCAGGGTGAATGGTGTAAATCAGCTATTAATAAATCAAATGACTATGAAAACTATATTGCGAATAGCCTGACGCCAATTGCAAAACCCCAAGCCCCAGCCTTGATTAGCGGTGCGGATGCTTTGCGAGCTTTGGCGGATGGTAAGGGTGTTGATGTTCATGAATCTACTTATAAGAACGAAGTATGGTTCAACTTAAAAGACACAAAGTTTACACCTGCTGAAATTCTAGCGGAGAAAGTAAGAGACAAGCCTTACAAGCTATCTTTCCGTCTCAAACCCCAAACCATCAAGCTTGAACTTGAGCTGCCGAAGCCTTTTGAGCCGAAGGTGGGTGAAGAGTACTTCTACCTCAATAGTGGTAGAGAATCAGGCTTTGCAAAGAAATTACATGATGGGAAAAAGCTGGACTATATGACAACTCAATTCGGAGCATGGCGCACCGAAGACGAGATCAAGCAAGTCGTAGAGCAACTCAGAAAGATACGAGGTACTAACTCATGAATATGTTAGCCCTTAAACCAGAGTTGCTATGCCCTTCTTTCCCTTACTTAGATATGTCTACTGACATTCAAGTTGAAGGTGAAACGGTTTATTTCGACTTAACTTACGGCTGCAATTTTCTTAACTGCCAAATCAAAGCAGAAACGACATATGACACTCGTGAAGTAACTGATCAGTTTAGTGGCTGTGCTCGTGACCAGGAGTATGAAGTACTTGTAGTTGACACAAAAACTCATGCTGTAGTGACTGATAAAGACGGTATTGAGTCACCAATTGGTTTGCGTTTCAAGCTTACAGACGCACAAGTAAACAGCTTAAACGAGCAGCTTAAATACTACGCCGAAGAATTGGCAGATGAAGAAGCGGGAGTGGTGTGATGCATGTACATGAGAAAAGAAAACTACTTGAAGCCATTGATGTGCTTATTCGTCGTCCTGCTTCAGCAACAGAGACAACACTTGCTGAGGCAATGGCCTACTTCAAGATGCTAATTGAGGAGTCTACACAAGGACAAATTGAAGTCCGGTATTCAGACACTACTCAGCAGTTGCCATTTTAAAAATTAGGAGAAGATTATGAATGCGCCAGTAAACGAATTACAAGTATTAGAACACAACGTAATTGTAGCGGCTTTCGCTAAACGTGGCGGTACAGATGAATTGTATGAGCGCATTGCTCAAGAAGTTTGTTCTCATGTGCCAGATGTAAGCACTAAAAAAGGCCGTGATGCGATTGGTTCGCTTGCGTTAAAAATCAGTAAATCAAAAACACTTATTGAGAAATGCGGCAAAGAATTAGTAGCTGAACAAAAAGCCCAAATCAAAGTGATTGATGATGATCGAATCTCAATTGTTAAGAAGCTTGATTTATTGCGCAATGAGGTTTTGGCACCACGCGATGCTTGGGAACAAGCTGAGAAAGATCGTGTTGAAAAACATCAAGCAAATATTCGTGCAATTAAAAACCTTCATGACGAGCGTACTCCTTATCAAGAATCTATAGAAATTAAAAGCCGCATCATTGAATTAGAAGGCTTTGAAGTAGATGCTTCATTCGAAGAATATGAACAAGAAGCAAAACTTGCAAAGCTTGAGACTTTAGACAAGTTGCGCAATGCCCTTGTAGATCGTGAAAAGTTTGAGGCTGAATCTGCTGAACTTGAACGCCTACGCAAAGCTGAACAAGAACGTTTACAACGTGAACACGAAGAACGCATTGCACATGAAGCAGCTGAAAGAGCCCGCCTAGAAGCTGAGCGTAAAGCTAAAGAAGAAGCCGAACGTGTAGAACGTGAAAAGCAAGAAGCTGTTGCTAAAGCAGAGCGTGAAAAACGCGAAGCTGCTGAACGTGAAGCTCGTTTAGTTGCTGAAAAAGAAGCTGCTGAATTACGTGCACAACATGCAGCAGAAGCAGAACGTAAACGTATTGAGGCTGAACAAGCTGTGAAGCTAGAGGCCGAACGCCAAGCAGAAGAAGCGCGCCAAGCTAACCAAGCACATCGTAAAAAAATCTGTAATGAAGCACTTAAAGGCTTATTGGCTTTGGGTATTGATGAAGCAAAAGGAAAAGAGATTTTGCAAGCCATCAATAAAGGCTTAGTTCCACATGTATCTATTAATTTTTGAGGATTAAAAGATGAGTAATATTGTTTTGTCACAAGTTAGCAAGATTGCATCAGCTTTTAATATGCAAGATGTTGATCCTGCTGAGTTAGCAAAT